ACTTATCAAAATTTCGTCGAGACATCACCAAGAACATACCGGGTGTCTCGGTTGGCTTCCATGATCCAAAGCACTGGATCAGCAGCGGTAATTATGCCCTCAACTATGGCATCTCCGGCGACTTCAAGAAGGGTATCCCCCTTGGAAAGGTTACCATGTTTGCCGGCCAAAGCGGCTCAGGCAAGAGCTTCATATGCTCAGGTAACCTGATCCGAAACGCACAGCAACAGGGCATATTCGTTGTCCTCGTGGATACCGAAAACGCCTTGGACAGGGCTTGGCTTGAACCTCTCGGCGTGGATTGCTCGGAAGAAAAGCTGCTGAAGCTGAACATGGCCATGATTGACGAGGTGGCGAAGATGATCAGCGACTTCGTTAAGGGATACAAGGCCCAATACGATGGTGTTGACGAGAAGGATCGCCCTCGCGTGCTGTTCGTGATCGACAGCCTCGGCATGTTGCTGACCCCAACCGACGTCAATCAGTTCGAGGCTGGTGATCTCAAGGGTGACATGGGACGCAAGCCAAAGGCTCTCAACGCACTGGTTCGCAACTGCGTGAACATGTTTGGCGAGTATGACATTGGATTGGTGGCAACCAACCATAGCTATGCCAGCCAGGACATGTTTGATCCCGACGACAAGATCTCCGGGGGCCAAGGCTTCATCTACGCTAGCTCGATCGTGGTGGCAATGCAGAAGCGCAAGCTCAAGGAGGACGAGGACGGCAAGAAGGTCGCCGACGTCCGAGGCATCCGTGCTGCATGCAAGATCATGAAGACCAGGTACAACAAACCTTTCGAGAACGTTGAGATCAAGATACCCTGGGAAACCGGGATGGACCCCTACAGTGGTCTAATCGATCTCTTCGAAAAGAAGGGCGTGTTGGTCAAGGATTCAACCAAGATGAAGTATGTTGACAAGTCCGGCAAGGAACATAAGTATTTCCGTTCAGCCATCCCTGATGAGCTGCTTGATCTGATCATGGAAGAGTGGGACGAAACCCGCGTTGCCGAGATCCCAGAAAGCTCAGGGGATGCCGAAGAAACTGAGTGAGGTACACCATGGAAATATCTGAAGAGACCGTTTTGGGCATCTGGGAGACGTTTGTTGAGCATCTCCCAGCCGCAAAGAGGAATGAAATCGCCGTTCGTTTTTTGACGATCCTCGTCGATCAAGAGGTTGATCTATCCGATCTCGATGACATCCGTGGGGAAGACGAGCATCTGGATCATGCCTTTGATCAGCTGTTGGATGACCAACACGATCATGACGATTACAGAGACGACGAATATGAAAACTGATCTGAGCAGCGGGTTCTCGATCCTCAAGCGGATAAAAACCGTAACACGCAAGATGTGCTTGGTTAATGAGTATCTGGATCTGCTGCCTTGGTTGAGGCTGGAGACACTGGACAGACCTCCGTGTCTCCTTCAATTAATGGATCGAAAGATCATTAAATTCCATGATCAAATACCGTGAAGATGGTGCATGTGGTACAATCGAATCGTTGAGGATCTCGGAGAGATCCCTTCTGCCATTGACTATTACAATAACGAACTATCAGAGTCGAAGAACGAGACGAAGATCATTGGAAACTTGGAGAAAAATTCACAGGAGCTAAGCGGGATAACATCCCACAGGTTTGGCCAATTGCAGGAAATCGAGGCAATCCTCAAGCATCTCCACATAATCTATGACAAGATCCGCAGCGAACACTATCGGAGGTATCTGGAAAGGTATCAGCGAGATCTAACCGATCGCGCGATCGAAAAATACATCGACGGCGAGGAAAATATCGTGAGCATGCTCACCTTGATCAACGAGGTAAGCCTCGTTCGCAACAAGTATCTAGCCCTGATGAAAGGTCTGGACATCAAGGCATGGCAGATCGGTCACATCGTCAAGCTGAGGGTGGTTGGTATGGAGGACGTTAACCTGGGGACAAAAGGCGGATGACCCAGCCACTCCGAGATGATCTGATGGTCCAGGAACAGATATCCGGAACATGGCAGCACATGGTGGCCGTCATGATGCTCAATCAAACCGGTCGCAAGCAGGTCAAGATGGTCCTTCCCAGATTTTTGGAAAGATGGCCGGATGCTGACAGCTTCCTTGCGTCGACACCCGGCGAAGTAATAGAGATCATCGAACCCCTTGGCATGTACAATCGCAGGGAGCATGCCTTTCGTCGGATGAGCGAGGATTGGAAGACCTGGGATGGGACCGATGCTACCAAGCTCTATGGCATTGGCAGGTACGGCAGTGACAGCTACGAGATCTTCTTTAACAACCGCTGGGACATAATACCGACCGATCACGAGCTTTGCAGGTACTTAGGGCTTCCGGATCCAAGGAAATCCAAACGCTCGGTTGACTGATCAGCATGCGGCCTTAGCATATGCTCTATCAGCATACAGTTGAGGAGCTAACATGAAAAGCTATGTCCGCGTGATCAGTGGACGCACCAGGCAAAATCTGGACGTTACCGGACGGGTGTTTATCCTGCTCCAACAACCAAAAAAGGACAAGGATGGCACCTACATCGTCGTGGACGGATCTTCACATGCGGACATGAGAAACGGCAGGAGCCGGGTTTATCTGACCAATGGTGTTGAATCATACGAACCGGCGAGCGAGATCGATGCCGCCCGTATCGATCCAACCGCCGCCGTTGATGAGAAGTCGGATGAAGAAATCCGCCAGGAGATCAACGAGACGTTTGAAATCCTCAGGGACATGACTACCGCGATAGCCGCTGGTGTTGTCAAGGGCTTGGTCGTTAGCGGTCCGGCGGGAGTTGGCAAGAGCCATACCGTGGAACAAACCCTCAGGAAAGAGCTCGATGTCATGGCCAAGATGCGGGGCCAGGTGAGCATGTTCGAATGCTTCCACGGTGCGATGAGCGCCAGCGTTCTTTACGAAAAGCTATGGAAGTTCAAGGATCCATGCAACGTTCTGGTATTCGACGATTGTGACGGAGTCCTCTATGACGAGGATGCCCTTAACATTCTCAAGGCGGCCCTGGATAGCAAGGCCGTGCGGCAGATACACTGGAACACCAACAGCTACATCCTGGACAGGAAGGACATTCCCAACAGCTTTGAATACCGGGGTAGCATCGTGTTCATCACCAACGTGGATTTCACCCAGGTCCGAAGCCCACGGATACAGAACCATCTCGAGGCGATCGTTTCCAGATGCCACTACATGAACCTAGGGATACGCACCGTCCGCGAGAAGATGATACACATCCGAAACGTGGTCGACAAGACCGACATGCTGAAGGGCCATGGTTTTAGTCCGGAAGAGACCAACGAGATCATGGAATACGTGGTTAGCAACGCTCCCAAGCTCAGGGAGATTAGCTTACGATCTATTCTAAAAACGGCCGACATAAGGAAGGCGATGCCTGATCGTTGGATATTTTTCGCCAACAAAACCATCCTCAGACAGCCTTGATTGCTGAGCATTTACGTTCATGAGACAATAAATTGGAAGAACCGCCAATCATTTTATTGCAAAATCGACATTCAAATTTCTGCGCGGGTACTCCTTTGTTTGGGGGCGATTGGCCTTGCTTGGCAATAGATATCTTCTGTTTGGTTTCGTCTCGATGAATGGTTCCCAATCTATTTCCAGGACTCCCCCGTTTCTTACTCCAATTGGTCGATTCCATGGCAGATCTCCATGCATCTGACACGATCTTAGATCGACCTTTAGATTTTTGAGTCTTACCTAATCTGGCTTGTCTACTTTTTTCGATATGATCAAGTGATTGACGTCTTCCCTTTAACGGACTAGATCTTCCTTTCAGCGCATTAGATATCTTCATTTTTGTTTCTTCGGATGTAGTATGACGTCGTCCTGTGTTAGATTTAGATATCTTTGATTTGGTGGCCAGAGAACATGATGTTCCTACTGTATGGAAAACCTTTTTTTGAGACAAAGGATCGACAAAGTGTTTATTCAGACATTTAGGATCTAGAAATGCATCTTTAATCAATCTCTGTTCATGCCAAAATGCATCATCAGCGACATCATAGATGTGAATTATATCAGATCTGAATGCACAAGATCCATACATGGCTATTTGTTGTTTGACGATCTTACTAGAAGAAAAATAAGAAATGAGTAGATCATCTATAGGGTCTATGCTGGTGGGGATAGATCGAAATCCATAATAGAATTCTCCGGTGATAGTGTTCGTAAGGCAATAGACGTAAAAATGTTTCATGCTTTGACTCATGTTCCTATTTACCTTCGTAGTTAAATAAAGGTAGCAGACCATATAAGGATAATGCGATGAAGAAGGCAGAGATAGTGATAGTCGATGAATGCACAGTAAAGATCGAGGGCCTCGATCTGGCGACCCGCAGATCCTGCGTTAACACAGTCAAGTATTTCCTTCCGCACGCGAGATACAGCCCGGCATACAAGCTTGGCCGCTGGGATGGCACGCAAAGCTTCTGCACCCTCGGTGGACGGACGTACCTCAATCTCTTGGACAAGATACTCCCGGTCATCATCGATTGCGGATACGAGATCGAGATACGGGATCATCGTGCCAAGCACGAGTTTGAGCTTGTCGAGGTCGACGAGAACTTCTTGAGCCATATCATGTGGCCGGAGGGCCATCGTTTTGCAGGACAGCCCATAGTCCTGCGTGACTATCAGATCCAGGCGATCAACGAATGCATCAACAACCTGCAAGGCATCAGCCTCGCTCCTACCAGTGCGGGGAAATGCCAACCGTATTCGAGCAAGATTAAGACCCCTAACGGTTGGACCACAATGGGTCAGATACACATGGGCGATGAAGTTACAATACCGACCGGCAAATCTGCCCGTGTGATTGGTGTGTATGAGCCAGGAAATAAGGACGTATATGAGATCACGTTCGAGGACGGACGTAAAGCCAGATCTTGCCTAGATCATATCTGGAGGGTGTTCTCACACGGTTTTGGTAGAACCAAGGACATGACCCTTGGGGATATCATCGAATATAGAAAACAGCATTCGGCCGCTATTCAGATACCATTGGCTTCGATGAAGGATGATGAATCAGCGTCTGAGCTTCCGATTCATCCATACGTTCTTGGAGCAATGCTTGGAGACGGATCATTTCGACATAACTGGGATTTTTCATCCGGTGATCAGTTCATAATTGACAAAATAAATTCATTGATTGGATTTGATACCGTATTGCGACATCGTAAACACTATAATTATGGTTTTTATTTCAAAACTGATGAACTTAGAATTGGAGCTAGATCTAAGCAGTTTGGCAATGCCGTAAGGTATAAGAATCGTATCACATCGGTTAACGATACGTGCATCTTACCAATTAAGAGTGAAATTAAAAAGCTAGGTCTCGATCAAACCCATAGCTATACGAAATTTATTCCAGATATTTACCTAAATGCAAACTATGAATCCAGAATTCAGCTAATACAAGGATTAATGGATACTGATGGATTTGTTAGTAAAAATGGTGACGAACTTAGATTTACAACAACGAGCTATGGGTTAGCAGAATCCATTCAATACCTGATCCGTAGCGTCGGCGGCGTTGCAAGAATGAAGCAGCAAAAGAATAGAAGTTATCTATACAAAGGAAGGAAGCGACCGTGCAAGGATTCTTTCACCGTATCGATTCGGCACGAAACACCGGAGATATTGGTATCTCTACCAAGAAAGCTCGAACCGCTTGAACTTAGAAAATCTAGAATATCTAATATCGAATTCAAGGCTTTTAAGCGTAATCCATTTCTTTCTATACGATCGATTAATAAGGTTTCACACGAACCAGTTAGATGCATTATGATTGATCATCCAGATCAATTATATCTCACCGATGATTTTGTTGTAACTCACAATACAATTATCACGGCAACCCTATCTAAAGCGGTAGAACGGTATGGAAGATCTATCACCATTGTTCCATCAAAAAACCTCGTCCAGCAGACCGAGGAGGATTATCGCAACATCGGCCTGGATGTCGGGGTTCTGTACGGAGATCGAAAGGAGTTTGATCGTACCCACACGATCTGCACCTGGCAAAGCCTCATGGTCCTTGACAAGAAAAGCAAGGACGCCCTTGACGATGACCAGCTGGCGGTGTTCATGGATAATCTGGTCGCCGTGATCTGTGATGAATGTTTTGATGGAAACATGCGTGTATTGACACCACACGGATATGTTCAAATCAAAGATATAAAACCAGGCGATCAAGTGATTAACTATTCTGAATCACAGAAGATATTCAAAATAGATATCGTGGTGAAACGCCACTTAAATCTAACCAATTCGTCCACTGAAAAAATGTTTGAGCTTGAATTTGATGACGGATCAATCATAAAGGTCACCGGGAATCACAAATTCATGACCAATAAAGGGTGGATTAGGGCCGACGAGCTAACAAACGATCATGAGATTATCAACATAAATACATTCCGTTAAGCTTACGGAGTGATTATGGCGACATTTACTCAAATGATGGATAGAATTAATCAGAAATTAGAATTGAATTCTCAACAGGTAAGAGTAGTGGCCTACGAAAGGTCTGCGTTAGTATTATCAACTGGCCATAAGTTAGAAGGTAAAGAAGCCGCATTATTCAAAAGAAGGATATTTTCAATATATACTGACATTTGGATAAAACACATGGATGATCTTTTGAATGGTGAGATAACGGAAGCATCCATGCTCCGTTCGTTTGCCACCCAGAGGGGTAAAAATTCTTGGAGTAAGAATTCTGATAAGATTCGTAAGAATCTGAACACAGGTATTCCCTGGAGCAAGGGGAGGCCGGGATCGTTCTTAGGACGAAATCATACCGAGATTTCAAAACGAAAGATCGGAGAGAAAAACTCTGGCAAAAATAATGGAATGTATGGAAAACCTCAATCGATTGATAGCAAAAAGAAGAAATCGATTAGAATGAAAGAAAAGATATTATCAGGAGAATTTACGCCAAATTCCACCAATAGACATACTCGTTGGCAAACGGAGTTCAACGGAAAGAAATACCGATCGAGCTGGGAGGCTCTCTACCATAGCTACAACCAACAGGCTGAGTATGAGCAACTTAGATTGCCTTATTCATATAATGATCAAGAACATATCTATATCGTTGATTTTATAGACCATTGTGCTAGAACCGTAGCAGAAGTGAAACCGGATAACATGTGGGAATTGCCGGAAACGCAGGCTAAAATAAGTGCTCTTAAATCTTGGGCACTTGATAATGATTATCGAGTATTGATGGTCGATCAGACATGGTTGGTTTCAAACATTCCATGTCCAAAAAGTTTAGAAGTTTTTGATCAAAACACAGCAAAAAGGATCACCAGTTTATATGAAGCTCATAAGAAGGACTGAGATAGATAAGCCGTCTGAGGTTTATAACCTCCATGTCGAGGATGATCACAACTATGTGGTCGAAAGTGCCGTAGTATCTAACTGCCATCAGGTGAAGAACATGAACGTCCTGCACAACCTCCTGACCACCACCTTTGCCAACGTGCCCATCCGATGGGGATTGACCGGAACGATCCCGGAAGAGGAATATAATCAGGTGAGTCTCTACAGCGCGATCGGTCCGATAATTGGCAAGCTCTCCGCCAAGGAGCTGCAGGACAAGGGCTATCTCGCCAAGTGCCATGTCAACATCCTACAGACCCAGGATTCGGTGGTCTACAACGACTACCAGAGCGAGCTAAAATACCTAGTTACCAGTCGAGATCGTCTTGGTTGGCTGGCCAAGAAAATACAGGAGATATCCGAAACTGGCAACACCCTGGTCTTGATCGATCGGATCGAAACCGGAGAGATACTGCACGAGCTAATCGATGGATCGACCTTCATCAGCGGTCAGATGAAAAGCACCAAGAGGAAGGAAGCCTACAAGGAGATCAACCTGGCCGACAATGCCATAATGATCGCCACGTACGGTACCACCAGCACGGGCATCAGCATCAATCGAATCTTCAACCTGGTACTCGTTGAACCCGGAAAGAGCTTCGTCCGTGTCATACAAAGCATCGGCCGCGGCCTCCGCAAGGCCGACGACAAGGATGCCGTTGAGATCTTTGACATCTCCAGCAAGTGCAAGTTCTCCAACAGGCATCTGCTGAAACGTAAGAAGTTCTACGACTCCGTCGAGTATCCGTTTACCCAAACAAAGATCACCTACTGACCATTTCCTATATCGTTGGTTTTTGTCGTAAATATCTGCCAACCTTAAGGCGAAAAAATGCGCATTTTAACCAACGATAACAAGGCCTACAACATAAGCCAAATACCAGACAAGGTCGATGACGTGAGATACTGCGTTCTCGACTACTCCAATCAAAATGACGTTGACTACTATTTCCTACCGTTGATCTTCCTTGAAAGCTTCCACAGCCCGTGCATAGACATACTCATCGGCAACCACAGCATACAGATGCCATTGGACTGGAGCGTGATCATAGGAGATATGAACCTGGGAGATCTGGAGCTCATGCCCCTGGTCTATCTCATGGACAAGGATTTCGATGTCTTTTGCTTCAATCCGATACGGGGATACATGCCAAAGTTCCAACGATTGGAGATAATAAACACCTGGCCGGACGTGAAGTGGTATTTTCCAAAGCTGAAAAACGGCCACCTACTAGCAGTACCTCTCGAGGAAGGCGACAATCCCATGTGCGCGTTCTTCGCGAAGGAAACCGGTAAGATCCCCGATAACATCGACATAAGAAAGCTTTTCTGAGCATTTAGATAGCAGAACCCCCGATGATTTCGCTCGGGCTAATCATCAGGGGTTCGCCGAGTCTGCCGTTACCAATTATGGCAGGGCATCCGTTTAGGCGCTTTGGATGCGCGCCTGGTCGCTGCTGACCAAATCTTGGTCGTCCATTATCCATTCAAATGTGTTGTTGTCGAAGGTCCAGACCGTGCGGTTGCGGATTTCCTGCGCATATTGCACGGAGTTTAGCGGGCCAACTGCAACGGTTGGAATAGCCGTTACGGCCGGACCCGGGTTGGTTACGGCCACGGAACTGATGCTACCGGCAGCATTAACCGTTGCGGTTGCTGCTGCACCAGCTGGTGTGAAGGTAACGGTTGCTGCATCAAAATCGCTGCCTCCGTTGCTAACAACCACGTTTGAAACCTGCCATGCAACGTTGATAGTTGCGCCAGTTCCCGATCCATCTGTGGTCGTGTTGACCGGATTGCTTGGAAGCACCGAGTACACGCCGGCACCCGCAACCGCAAGATTTGCAACACCCCAACGAACATTAAACGTTGCACCATTACCGCTGATATCAGCATTCCCGCTTGATCCCTG